AATTTTTTAATATTCTGACGCATATCACCAAGTACTAACTGTGCCACATCAAATCTACCAGCTCCAGCTAAAGGTGTAAGACCTCTACTGTTTGGAGCTACTGGAATCAAAGCGCCCGGAACTAGATTTATATTATCAGGATTTACTACTCCATCATCTTCATAAGTATATATACCACTAATATTCATCTGTGCATTTTGTAGTATTAATTCTACTGTAAGGTTAGTAGTTTTAATAGCAGCCATACTATTGAATACTGGGCCACGACCATAAACTTCACCTGATCCTTTGTTCCATCTAAATACAACATAAGGATTGCTACCAGTTCCTTCTAATTCTTTTTCAAAAATTACTTCTTCTTCATTCATACAAGCTACACAGTATTTATATTTTTCTACATTTGGCTCATCATATAAACGATATACAAGTTCAACTATACTTGCTTTTTTGTTTCCATTTTTTTCTATCTGTTCCATCATATTTTCTGACATTACAGATTGAGGATATGCTACCATAAGTTGATTGTATGGTATTTTTCTTTTTCTAAATATAGTATCTATTGAATTATCTGGCCCATTGTTTAACATTATTTTAGGTAAAGGTACTGCTGTAAATTTAATAGGATTTAATGCATCTCCTTCTTCAATAAGTAAACAACCAGTACCAATAGCACAGTCCATAAATGCTTCATGTACTTCTTGGTTAAAGTTTGAGTTACCTAATACTTCAAATACATACTGTGTAATTTCGTCTAGTGCTGCATTAACTTGTGGCTTTTGATCATTTGGTATTTCTGTACCAGCTTCAAAGTTTGCCCATCTACCATATGTTGGAACTATACCAGCTTGTAATCTACTAGCAAATTCTTGTATTCCTACTACTGCAGTTTCATCAAATATTTTATCTGTTCTTCTTTGCCCAACAGTTTCTTCATAAAAAGATTCTCTTTGTGGCATAGTATATTCATATGCTTCTTCGTATTTATCTTTCCAATGATCAAAGATACTTTCTGCATCTTGATATTTTTTAAAAAACATTTTGTAGCTACTTGTTTGATCCCCAATGTTATTCTTTTCAGGTACATCTATATAAACCATTACACCATACTCCCTGTAATTAATTGTTTAGAACTATTAAAAAACTTTCTAGATGCTTTTAATGCCTCTGCATTTCTACTTAATGCTAGTTTTCTTTCTGCATCAGTTCTGTAATTTGTAGACGCAGAATCTTGTTCGTTAGTATTTGCAGTTTCCATTGCACTATCATTTACATTAGCTCCACTACCTGTATTTACTCTTGCAGTAAATGATGCTGATGATTGTGCTTTTGTAAAATTATTAGAATAGTTTTCAAATGATGTCCTTCTTGCATCATAAGCCATAGCACTTGGTATAAATGGAACACCCATTAAAGCCATTCCACCAGCTATTGCAGTCTTTAATTTTTGTTGTGATTCAAACATTTCTTTTGATACTTTTGTGCTTGTAAGTATACCAGCTGGATTACCAGTTCCCATTGCTGGCGCTGCACCACCGGGTTTCTGTCCATATTTCATTTCATATCCTTTGCTAGTAAGTCTATAATTAAATGATCCATCAGGATTTTGTGATCCTTTAAAAGCTTCACCAATAGATACAAGAAACTCATTTGTAGCTGTACTAGCAGCTCCACCATACATCATGTTGCCTTTATCTTTTTCTTTTTGTACTGCTGTATTTACTACTACTTTTCCAACAGATTTTGTTGCTTCTGATCTTTGATCTGAAGAATCATATCTATCTCCTCCATAACTTCCACCACCTGAGCTTGAAGAAGTTCCTTTATTACTGCTCATGTTTTCTTTCCTTCTTGATAAAACCCTCTGCCACCAGCTCTAGAAAACATTGATCTTTGTCCTACTAATCCTTTGGCTTTTCTTCTTTTTAATTTCTTTTTTGCTTCTTCATTTTTTCTTTGTTCTTCTAATTCTTCTTGCCTTCTTCTCTCAATATCTTCTCTTACTGCTTTATCTGCAGCAGTTTCTTCATATTTTGGTCTACGAAATGATCCCATATCAAATGTCTATTTCACAATATCCATCTTTTTTCAACGCACAATATAGCTGATAGGGTGTAAATACCCAAAATCTGCTCATTCCTATCAATCTTTGTACATAACTTACACATGAATGTTCTTTTATCCAGCTTCCCATTATAACTGGGAATCTTGGTATTTTTTTCTTAACTGGTACTTTTACTATATGACCTTTCTTTTGTTTTATCATTCTAAATATAGCATCTACTTTAGTTTCTGTAAGAACTTCTATTAATAATTGACCAAATAAAGTTTCTATTAATATCCATACTTTTTTTTCAGGATCGTATCCCATAACTCCACAGTGTTTAAAACCTTTTTTAAAAAATCTATGTGTATTATGGTAATCTTCGTTTTGATAAAAGAATACTAACCATTCATTCTGTTTTGCCATATACTTCTTCTTTTTTTATCTCCAAATATATTCCAACCTCTAGTCTTAACTACTGTTGGTTTTTTTGCTCTACCAGATATTAGCTGTTTACCTTCTCCAGCTCCTAACATTAAATATTGTAAAGCATCATGAACATGAGAGTATCTATTCTTCATTGGCTTTTCATCATATCTATCTCCTGATGTTTGTAATCTTCTGTAAAAATAACCACCATTAAAACCTTTTTTTAGATTTATACATCTATGATCTACAATAAAACCAGATTGTCCTTCTATTAATCTGCCTAATGCTGTTTCTACTGATTCTATTCTAAGAGCTACATCATTACTATGTGTAGGTTTACCCATTAATCCGTTTTGTCTTAGTATTTGAAATGGTGTTGTTTCATCTGTTTGAGCTCTAAAATCTCCAGCTGGATCACCATATATTTCTATATCTAAGTTTCTATAATTCTTTGCTATTTCATGTTTTAGAAGTTCACTAAACCTAGCTATACCCATATCAAAACAAACTAGCTCCTGTAATATTAACCATTTACCATTAGGTAGCTTTTGACCAAAGACTGCAGCTGGTGTTAATCCAAAATCTATTCCAATAAATACAGTCATTGGACCAGCTTCTAAATCTTCTTTTGACAAATGCATTTCTTGATTCCAGTTTGGATATACTGGTTTACCATCTTCTAATGATCCTAGTTTATTCATTACATAAACATCTATCCAACCTTTAGTTTTACCTTTGATTATGTTTGAATAATAATCAGGTGTAAGATTATTTTTATTTTCACATGAAATATTAGGCTCATATCCTTCTAAAGTTCCATCTTTATTCTTTTTTTCTGTCATAGCTGATGGTTGAGTATGAAAACTCCAGTTATCAGGTTTAACTAGCATTAATGCTTCATCTCTTGATAAATGATCTGGTACTGGTACATCTCCAGCCATAATAGGCCACCAATGATCTTCTTCTGGTGCGTTTGTATCTGCAATAACTCCATACCAAGATGCACCACCATCTCTCATACTAGGAAATCTACCTACCCTCATAGTACAAGCATCTATAATTGACTTTGGCAGCTCTCTTGCTTCGTTTACCCATACTCCTGTAAGTTCTAATGATAGTAATTTTTTAACATCTTCAGGTCTATCTAATGCTAGGAAGATAACTTCTAAATCTAATTCACCTACTGTTATTCTATGTGTGTAGGGTACACTCCATTGAAATGTTCCCCATTCGTTTTCAGGAAACCAATCTAACCATGTTTTAATAGTAGTCGTTTTAAGCTGCGGATTAGTGTTCCTAATAACGGCCCAGCGGGATTTTCTTTTTCCTTGTGCGTTTTTTTTCTGTAAGAGACTTCTTCTAAGTATCTCAATACAACAAGCGACAGACTTGCCACTACCTACTGGCCCTCTTAGTCCTCTAAAAAAGTCATTTCCCTTGAGAAATGCTTTTAAGATATTGCCATCTGCTTTGTAATTGAGTTGCGCCATCTATTTTACTTTGTTTAAATGTTCTACTAGCAATTTTTCTCTGATTTTTGGGCCAAGACTTTCTATTACCTTGTCGCATTCCTTGTCCGTTATCGAACTTTCTGGAAGGAATCTTAGATGTACCATACGTACTATCTTTCTTAGTCTTTGCCTCTCCTGATAACTTATGTTGAACAGTTGCCTGTTCTCCAGATTCACTACCTTGTCTGGATCGTCTATACTCATACAAAAACTCCTTAAATAAATTCCAATCAAGATATACCATTGGATTAGAAAAGTCTTTCTTTAATATTAAAAGATCAGCTGATCCTTTCCATTTATCTAATTGAGTAAAACCTTCCCCACTTTTACGAGCTTTTACTTCTATATTTATTCCATTGAATAAATCAGAAACTTGTACGTCATGAGGAAAGTCTTGTATAGCTCCTGAGAGTGGTTGTCGTCTAGCTTTAAACCCTTCAGCTTGAAAGAGCTTAACTATTTCGTTTTCTACTCTAGTACCCTTTCTTTTTGCTTTGCTTGACAACTTTCATACCCTTTTTCTTTGCT